GGTCAGAGCGCGATCCTGAGTGAATGAAGAATGTTTCTATCGAGCTAGTTGATTGAACATTTTGGGCAACTCCGCCAAGGCGGGTGACAGTTATATCGTTGAAAATCTGTGTGTCATCGTAGGCAAAATCAATGCTCTGATATGAGATGTCAGTGCCATTGTCGTTAAACAAAAGAGGCGTTTCATCAGCCTTTTCTGAAACTGTGGTTCTTGATAGAAATACTGCGTTGCCTTCGTCATCAATAAAGAAGCCACCAAGTTCGCTTTGCTCTATTGTCTGACAGGCTCCAAGCAAGGTGCGATTTGTGCCAGGGTCAGCTTGCACTAGCGTATCGCCTACATCAATCAGTCTTTGACTTACAGGGAAACTTGCAATATCGAGCAAGTTCTCAATGCGCGCCCCCGTGGTTTGACCGGCGGATGAACCCGCAACAGTCGTGATGTTGACATTTTGTAAAAGACGAAAGGCATCGACACATTGAAAAGTCACAGTTGAAACTTCATCATTGCCAAGCCTGAATGTATTGTCAAAACTTGTGATGTAGCCTGAATAGAGATAGTAGCGGTCAAGACCTGAGCCATCATCATAATCTGCCCAAATGCGAATCTTGCGAAGAGGCAAGAGTTTCCCATAGTAAGGCCCCGAAACATTCTGAGGGTTATAGTCACCATTCTCGTCTTCTAAGACGACACTGGCGGTGCCTGCTTCAAAGCTATTAAGAACTCGATTTCGGCCTCGGCGGATGGAAACGCGAAGGGCGATGTCACTTACATCAACGACATCTGCCGGTGCATCTGCCAAGATGCCCACGCCAAGGGGCGTTGAAGGATCATCTAAAATTAAAGGGTTTCCAAAGGCAGGGCCATTTGCGAAGTCAATGCTGACTCCAAGAACGGGTGTGCCTGGCATTACAGACCGCCAACAAAGAGAATTGGATTACCGCTTTGTTGTTCTAACAAGATTCGCTGACGGATGGCATTAGCCAAATCTGCCTCTGTTTGAACATTGCCTTCAACAGTGACATTGACAGTCATTCCTGCATTTTCTGCCATACGGAAAGAGCCAGGGTCAAAGGTCGAACCTGCGCTGATGCCAGGGCCATCAAACATCCCCATTGCTTGCATTCTTGCTCGCTCATCGCTAAGAGCGCCAAGCCCTGATGTGCTAATAGAATCAGTCAAGGTATCGATGTGTTCTTTTAGTAAAACACTAATTGCGGTGCCTTTTTCTGTTGCATCTCTAAGTGATGTCAGTGTGTCAATTTGTTCTTCAATTTTACTTATTGAAACTGCTGCGGAAGCAGGATTGAAAGGATTTGCAACAAAGCCATCGCCACCGCCACCACCGCCGCCGCCACCGCCGCCACCTCCGCCGCCTCCGCCTGCACCGCCGGTGGCACCAGCTACGCGAGGCGCTCCAAGTGCAGCAAGGTAGGCATTTAAGGCTGCGAGGGCATTACGCCAAGATTGAGCAGCTTCATCTCCTGGCAAAGACCAACCCTTGGAGAGTGCGGCTTGTAGCGCAGTTCCATCTTGAACTGTTTTGCCATAAGCAAGAACTTCGGCGCGGGTCATTCCCCACTTGCCCATCAACTTCTCAATTTCTGAGTCGTCAATCTTTTCATCTTTTAGGGCGCGGGTGAAATCTACATACTTCTCGGCTTCTTCTTTTGTCAGACCCCACTTCATTAGCAGGTTGACAATTGGGCCGTCATTTAGGTCTGTTGAGTTGGCAGCATAGATTCGGGCGATGTATTCAAGAACTTCGCCCTTTGTAATGTTCCACTTTTGAGCAAGAACAGAAACTTCTTCATCACTAATTACTGCATCAGAGAGAACTTGCAAGAGATCGGTATAACGCTGCGCAGCCTCATTGAGTTTCATCTGCGCTTCCATATTGGCAATCAGCGCATTGACTCTTGCTGCTTCTTCTAAGTTGGCTTGCTTTAGAAGGTTGAGTCGAGCAGCCTCAAGTTGAATTGGGTCTTTCTCGGCGGTTGGCTTCACACCTAACTTGCGCAAAGCTGCGAGCGCTCTTTCAGTTGCAAGTTGCTCTTTTGTCTTTTTATTCAAACCAGCAGTTGTGACAGTCAAAGCCTTGTTTTTGATATTGGCGGTGGCAGTTGCCTGAGATAATCTGTTCAAATCTGCTAGATGACCTGTCACAACTTGCGAGTTCTTTTGAATTGCCTCGGTGTTATCGTCAAGGCTATTGGTCATCTTGTTGAGAACAAGAAGAGTTCCGCCAACTGCTGCGGTAAAAGCAGTTATGCCTGCGGCTGCTGCAAAGGCCGAAGTTCCACCTGTGGCAAAGGCTGTTGCTGTGCCTGCGGCGGTGCCTGCGACTGCCTGCTTCTTAAATACGCCTGTCAAAAGTTTCAGGGCTGCAATGATTGCGCCAATACCTGCAGCGACTTTAGTGCCAACAAAGGTGCCAACGATAAGAGCTGTGAAAATCTTGAATGTTGTTAGGTTGTCAGAGATGGTCTTGAACATTGAGCCAAGACCCTTAGTCGCTTTGATTAGAAATTCTATGATGTCGCCAAGTGCGCCTGCGAGTTCATCTTTGTTTTGTGCAATGAATTTCTCAAAAGCAGGGATGACTTGTGTTTGAAATACGACTACCAAATCCTCTAAGACAGGAAGAAAGGCGAAGCCTAAAGTTTCAAGTGCTTCGCTGAAGGCAATTTGAATGCCCTGCATCCGACCTTCAAAAGTTTGAGCGCGTGTTGATGCTGCTCCTGCGAAGGTCTTTCCTAATTCATCAAGGGCAGCATTTAGGTCTTTGCTCTTTTTGATGTCTTCCGATAATGGCACACCAAGTTTTGTAAGAGCGCCAATGTTTCCACCCACTGCTTTGGCTAACGCTAAGGAAACGCTCTGCAAATCCTTTTGAGCGCCTGCCGAAATATCAAGGGCAAGTGATTGGAGTGCTTGTGCCTCAGTGATGTCTTGAGTGGCATTAAGTAGGGTCGTTAGCGATGGGCGAAGTTCGTCATCGGTGACAGAAACAAGTCTTTGTTGCGTGGCTATGTAATCTTCGACCCCTGCAATAGCAGAATCGGTTGCGCCTGTGGTGTTGCGAAGGGCATTGGCGAGCAATGCCTGTGACTTCTGATCTGCGATAGCGGCTTCAACGCCGTCTTTGCCTAGCTTTACTGCCAGCGCCCCTGCCGCGAGGGCAGCAACGCCAAATGCCTTGGCAATCTTCTTGCCAGCATCTTTGAAATTTTGTTCAAGTTTGTTGAGGTCTTTTACTGCCTGCTTTGAACCTTTGTCGTTATAGACAGTGACAATGCGTTCAATAATTGCCATTGCCTAACCTTCTCTCTGATTCAAATTTGCATCCATTCGTGCCTGCGCTTTGCTTTCAGCATCTTTAATTGCTTCAAAGATAGCACGCTGAGCATTCTTCTTGTTGTCATCAACCGCTCTGATAAGAGCGCGACCTTTATCTTGACCCAAGCCTTTAGATGTCGGCAAAACTCCATAATACTTTTCAACTGCTTGGATAAAGTCTTGAGAGGCAGTTGGATTTGTGGATCGTGAAGCGCGGGTTCTTGCGCGACTTGCTTTGCTTCCGCGACCGGCAGTTTCAAAGATAGCACCTGCGGCATCGCGCTGAATAACGCCATACGAATTGCGAAAGCCTGTGGCGCTGGATTTAGAACTTGGTGATGTTGATTTGATTCCTGCTTTAGCTTTGGCAGCATCGAAGCGCACAAAACTTCCTCGGCCTTGACCCTGTTGTAATGGGCCAATTAAGCCTGCATTTTTGTTCTCACGCGCCCATCCTGAAGGATGAATGTCAAAAGGTATATGTTCGCGGGCTTGTGTGACAACCTTGCTCAAGACACCTTTGACTTCTTTATCTAATTGTTTCTTGAGGTCAGGCGCGAAACGCTCAAGGGCTGTAATTGTTCGATTAACTCCTTGAATTGAGATTCGATAATTTGGTGAATCCATTATTTGTTTCGCGCCTTTGCTCGTTCTTTCACATAAACGAAAATTGCTTCCAACACTCCGTCAGGGGCATCAAGTAATGCCACCGGCGAAATTCCAGACTCCACAGAGAGAGCTGCTATTTGATAGGTCAGGCTATCTCTGTGGATTCGGAAGAAGGGTCTGTCACCAAGGTCACTTCTTCAAGAGTGTCTAAGAAGTCAGGGCCAAAAGGTTTAACAACGCGACCATTGTGCTTCATCGCTGACCAAGCCAGGAAGTAGATATGCTCTAATTTCTGCTCTTCGGCAATAAGTTTTGCTAAGCCCTTTTGATACTTCTGCTCAAACTCCACAATCACTCTTGGTCGAAGCGAATAAGTCGCATCGGTTCCATCGGTAGTGCGAACACGGATTTTTAAGCCATCCATTTGTTTCCCCCTAATTGATTTAAGATGTTGATTTTGTGATTGCGCCCGAAATAGGCCAAGTCACACTCGCAGTTGCTAATTCTCCAACAGCACCATTAAGAGGTGTCCATTCAGAGATTAGAACTGAGAAGTTGTATTTTGGATTTGTTGCGCTAACTGTTGTGTTGACAGGTCTGACCTCACAAGCGACTGCGGTTCCAAGCAACGGATAAATCGTTGATTCAACCGAGCCTGAAGCGTAGTCCTGGTGGAACTCGAAACTTACAGAGTTATCTGCAAGTCCGGCCACTCTCTTTTTTGCCGTGTCACCAAACGCCGTTGTTTCAACGATGTCAAAGGTGGTGTTCAGTGACACGCTCGCAATATGATCCGACAAGTCGGTGGATGCGAAAGTCACATAGGCATTAGTGAGAACAAGTCGTGCCATATTATGCAGTTGTCTTTACGATTGCGCCGCTAACTGGCCAAGTGACAGATGCAGTTGCAAGTTCTCCAACTGCTCCGTTAAGTGGTGTCCACTCTGAAACAAGTGCGCTTGCTGTATAGAGAGGATTGCTTGCGCTTGTTGCGGTATTTACAGGCTTGACAGTGACAGTGGTCACTGTTCCGAGTAGTGGAT